TGCGACCCTGATGCAGATCTTGTGCCGAATGAGTTTGTTCAGGTGTGCTTGAAGGATGGAAGATGCACAATTAAAGAATTTGTCGGCATCAATGGTGGGGTTTTAAGTTTGCTTTCTGTGAATGGTGGTGAGCGATTTTTCTTTGAAATGGACGAGGTTGAAAGTATTACCGCTATTACAGATATCGTGCCGCCAAGTCAGCATAGACAAGAACATCCTTATTCGCATTAATCACAGGAAGACTTATGGACAATTCAAAACGACCAATCAACCAGATTATTGCTCGCATCAATGATGCTGCGAAACATGGTGAAGCTTTGGTGCTAACAGCCGAAGAAGTGAAGATCCTCTCAAAGGACATTGGTGATAAAGTCTTTATTCCAGTCCTTACAAATGAACAAGTAGTGCAGTTGGTAAAAGAAGGAAAGCTAGGCCAGAAAATTAATAACACCAAAGATTAATAAGCTGTGAACCCGACACAGTCTTTTAAATGTGGGGTATATCACTTATTAGATAGTAATATTTATTGATGTTTTAGTGTGTAATGTGTAGATTGCCAATAGTTTTTATAGTAGATATTGGGATTATGCAATATGTCTAATATTGAGCAAGATACACGTTTTATTGTTAACAATAATTTGATTAACAAGGGCTGGATCTTGGACATTCAAGATCCAAACAAAAATGTCTTTTTTGAATCAGATATCTTAAGAATTGTTAATAATGAGTTTCTCAAGAAAAGTAAAAAAAGACCCGATTATGTTCTTTTCGATTCACAAAATAAGCGGCCAATCGGTGTAATTGAAACGAAATCAGGTGGAAAAAGCTTAACAAAAGCACTGGATCAGGCAACCGAATATGCTGAAATGCTTGATGCACCTTTGATATTTGCAATGAATAATGGTTTCTGCGAAACACGGCATTTGTATACCCAAAAACCATTATTTATTGATGAAAATGAGGTTAATGAATTAATAAGAGTAAATGAAGCTAAAGAGTTCATATTGCAGGAAACAAATGGTATTTATATTACACCTAAAGAAATTTTAGTCTCTCGCAAAGAGTTAATTAATGTTTTCAAGAAGTTAAATAACTCACTAAGAGGTGAAGGTTTAAGAGCTGGTATAGAAAGGCTTTCAGAATTTGCAAACATTCTTTTTTTAAAATTGTATACAGAGAATGCTAATACAGGTATTTGGAATTCTCTCAAAAGTCTCGATAATGATTTGCTAATTAATACAACTAATAACATACTACAAGATATTGATAGACAATATGGTGCTTCTGTTTTTACAAATTTACAGCTAACCAACCCTGTTGCTGTTAAAGAGATGATCAAAGAGTTGGATAAGTTAAAACTCTCATCAATAGATACCGATATTAAAGGAGATGCTTTTGAGTATTTCTTACAGCAAGCTACAGCAACTAATAATGACTTAGGAGAATATTTTACTCCACGTCACATAACTAAAACCATTGTTAACTTAGTCAACCCTAAATATGGTGAAAAGATCTATGACCCTTTTTGTGGGACAGGTGGTTTTTTAACAGAGGCATTTGATCATATAAAAGATAACACTTTAATTGCAAACAATAGTAGTGAAGAAATCAAGCTTAAACATAATACTATTTTTGGAAGAGAAATTACCTCAAATGCAAAACTCGCAAAAATGAATATGATTCTGCATGGGGATGGGCATAGTGGAATTTGCCAGATAGACACACTTCAAAACCCTATTGAATCTGAATATGATGTGGTTATAACCAACATGCCATTTTCTCAAAAAACTTCTTATTCTCACTTATATGAGAATAAGTTAGCTAAAAACGATGGTGATGGAGTATGTGTTCTACATTGCTTTAAAGCAACAAAAAAAGGAGGGCGAATGGCATTAGTAGTACCTGAAGGCTTTCTTTTTAAAGCCGCTTTAGCTCCAGTAAGGAAGTATTTATTTGAAAACGCCCAACTAAAAGCAGTAGTTTCACTTCCAAAAGAAGTTTTTCTGCCATATGCAAAAGTTAAAACCAATATACTCTACTTTACCAACTGTCATAATGGTAGAACAAATTCTGACGTTTTTTACTACAATGTGACAAATGATGGCCTAAGTTTAGATTCTTTCCGTAGAAAAATTGACGAAAATGATTTAAAAAATTTAGATTTTGCTGATTTAAATAAGAGCGACTTTGATAAATATTATAATGAATTAGGTTTCTTAAAAGTTAATCCAGAATTAATCAGAAGCAATGATTATATTTATAATTATGCTCACTATAGTAATTCACATATAAAATCAAAATTCCCAACTATAAAACTAAAAGAACTCCTATCCTTGTCTGGCAAAGTCAAAGTGGGAGAGGATACAAATATACCTATTATGAGTATCACTATGGAACATGGCTTAATTGATCAGCATGAGAAATTTAAAAAACGAGTCGCAAGTTCTGATATTTCTGGGTATAAAAAGGTTTTTAAAAATGAACTTGTAATGGGGTTCCCTATAGATGAAGGTGTTCTAGGATTTCAAAAATATTACGATGCTGCTGCCGTAAGCCCAGCATACAAAATCTTTAGATTAAAACGAGAAGTTAATGTAGAATATTTGGATTTGATTTTGAGATCTAATTCTCTAAGAAAAATATACAAAAGTAAAATGCAAGGCAGTGTAGAGAGACGACGCAGTATTCCTGATGAAATGTTTTTGAATATTGAGATCCCGAATCCTCCTGAAGAGGTTAAAGATCAAATAGTAAAACAACATAAACTAATAAAGGAAATTGAGAATAGTCTCAAGGAAAATCAAAAAAAATTGCGTCTAAAGACAGAAGCATTATGGGAACTTCCTCAAAATTACAACTAATCCCCCCTTCGAACCCACCACCACGGTGGGTTGGATGATGCTAATCTTAAGCTGAAATTAACTCTAACTTATAACCGGCGCACATCAAAAAGCGGACAAAAAGTTATTGATACTGTAGCTTCATCCATGCGACATAATGATGATTATGTTATTACTCTTGAGGATGGGACCAAGGTTACGGCTGATAATCTAAAAATGAGCGGCAAGATTTCAGTTGAAACAATCAATAATAAAGTTTATAACGACGGCCTAAAAGTTCAATTGTATAATTGGATGACTACCAATATAAATTTTGGTGACTAATATGGCTAAACGCTACTTACCCTTCTACAATAATGCTAGATTTATCGCACTAGTGTTAGTCGGTCTGTTTGCTATATTTTCAATAATTTTTAAATATTTAGAGTTAAATATTACAATAAATCTGGTTCAATTTTCATTTGTACTGCTTCTCCCTTTAAGTCAAATTTATTTGGCTTATAAAGGTATGCTCGATGCATTAAAGCTTGATGGTTTAAATCAGTCAGAACGAGATAGGTTGACTTCAACTGTGGACATAAGAAGTAAGTCATCTTTATATGTGGCTATGCTTTTTATTATTCTTGTTTTTAGTATGTATATACTTAATTTATTAGGCTTACTTTCAGCTAAGCATCTTTTAGCTCTAATACTTTCTGTTGGACTCACCTCAATTTTTAGCTTCTTCTTAGCTTGGTCTGACTTAAGAGAAATCTCTTTGCTTGAAAAAACATTAAAAGATCGCAAAGAATCAAGAGAGGCAAAAGCAAAAGTATTGAGCAATAAGTAAAAAGCGATCCAATTCATCTAATCTACCCACCACCACGTGTGGGTTTTCTTTTGTCTATTAAAACACAAAAATTAGGTATTTCTAATTTTGTTAGGAATACCTATTGACTTAATAATTAGGTTTACCTAATATTTATCTCACAGACAACAAAAAAGCACACCGCCCCTCCCCAGGTCCGATGTGCTTTTGCAAAACTGCGAGATCAATTATGAACGTAAAAACCTTTTCAAACAAGCATAAGGTAACTGGAGTTACAGCAATTGCTGTACTTGTAGCCTTGAGTTCTTGTGAATATCGAACTGCTAATTCTAGCGTCCCTTCTAATTACTCATATGAAAGCGAGCAAGTCGTTGCTTCTGAATATGAACTTCTGGCTGTTAAGAAAACTGGAGAAAAATCTGGTGAAGCAGTTATCCGCATTGACGGCTTCAAATTAAACGTGAGCTTCGATTTTGACGGTGTAGCTGATAGCTACGGCGTAGCTGGATCTGACTTTACAACTGCTGAAATTACAAATTTGGCTATTGATTCAGTAACGGATCTAAGCGGGAAGTCTTTCAATGACTTTACCAATCATGATGACCATAAAAATATAAATATTTTATTGGCTGGCTATATCGACCGTAATAACTGGTTGGAGGCAGCCTAATGAAAGATTATAACTGCCCTACTTGCAAGAAGATGATTCCTGTTGACCGTTCAAAAATCAAAGCTGGTGATGAGGTTTCATTTTGCAGAGTAACCCAATCTTCTAAATCTGCACGTTTTTCTTCTAGAGAAGGAATTGTCAATTGCCGTGAAGGTGATGTGGTTTTAGTTAAATATCGCAAAGAAATTATTCCTTTAAATATTAGGGACGTCTCACCTGTAGATGCTCCTAGCCCGCTTACGTATGCCTTTGTTGGTACATGCGAATGTAAGGAGGCTGAACATGTCTAATTTCAAAAAACACCCTGACGGCTACATGTCATTTTTAGGCCGTGATGATAAGGGCCTCTACTCTGTCCGCATTGGCTGGCAAGTGTACGCATCTAATGCTAATGGCTCAGTTCTTTACAAAGTTAAAGACGGAGTTAAGACGCCTTTAAATGTGTTCAGGTTCCAAACTTCTTATCCAAAAGTTTGGAATGAACTCACCCAAGAAATCGATTTCCAACGCAGAAAGCAGCTCGCAATAAAACTGCGTGAAACAAACATCCCTACTTATGACCGCAAAGCATATAAGCAAAAACGCGGCTTCACCGGCTCTAGATGAGGATAAGAAAAATGGCGTTACCGATTATTACTGCTGACCAAACTTTATTGGTTCAAGCAATTATTGTGTACCTATACGCTGATCCGGGTTTAGGTAAATCATCGATGGGCTTTACTGCGGAAAAAGCAATTTCTTTTGACTTTGACCGTGGTGCTCACCGTACTGGTGAATTACGTCGTGGTGCGGTTGTACAGGTTCAACAATGGAGTGATGTTGCAAACCTTACTCCGCAGGACTTAGCACCATATAAAACCGTAGTCATTGATACCGTGGGTGCAATGCTTGAATGCATTAAAACCCATCTATTGCTAACTGCTAATAACCGTCAAAAAGATGGCTCTTTAAAGTTAAAGGCTCAAGGTTTAGCGAACCAAACGTTCAAGCAATACATCAATACTTTGATCAGTTTAGGTAAAGATGTTGTTTTCATTGCACACGCATCAGAAGATCAAAACGGTGATCAAATTATTTACCGCCCAGATCTAGGTGGTAAAAACCGTAACGAGCTTTACCGTATCGCAGATGTCATGGGTTATCTAACAACTGTTACTACTGGTGAAGGTAAAAATGCCCGCGTTATTAATTTCAAACCTTCGCCTACACATCATGCGAAAAACTCAGGTGCTTTAGGCGGTGAAACCGGTGAGGTATGGGTACCTGATCTTAAAGCACACCCTACTTTCTTGGCTGACCTGATTACTCAAGCTAAAGATCACATTAACACCTTAACGCCTGCACAACTTGCAGCAGCTAAAGCCCAAGAAGAGCTAGAAAACTGGAAACAAAGCTGTGAGGAAGCAGAGCATGCAGGTGACCTTAATCAATTAACTGAGTCGCTTGATAAAGAACACATGTATTACCAGAACATGCGCCAAGCAATGTTAATGAGAGCTAAAGCATTGAATTGCACGTTTGATAAGCAACGTGGCACTTGGATTAGTCCACCAGAATTTAACGGTATCTCAGATCAACAAAGAGATGAACTTCAAAACTTCATAGCTGAACGTGGCCTAGACGTAAAAACAGTATGTGAGCACTTAGGTATCGATGCCCTTATTCAAATTGAAGCAGCAAAACTTAAGGCAGTTAAACAAGACATTGAAACATTAGCTAAAACGGGGATGACAGCATGAATAATCTAATCACTGCAGCTGAAGCATTTGCAGCTCTTCAAAAAGGTAAAACTGTTCTTTGTCGTCATATTGGAGACATGTTGGACTTTTCTGACTTAGATCAATTCCCCGCTTCTGTTTTTGGTAAACCGGGTTTTGAATTCTGCATCAAAATCGAAACTATTGAGCTGGCTGGCATTACATTCACAAAGCCATTAACTATTGATGAATATGAGGAGGGACAGGATGTTTTTGTAATTACTACATATTCGCCTTCTATTTACGTCGTGAATTTTAGAACCACCGCATTAATTGAATCTATTAATAGCGGCTTTGTTCAACGTGATGCAGAAAACGCCAAGCTTCAATTAAAAGCACTATCTAAAGCGTTAGGTTTTGAAGTTAGTGACGATTTTAGTGTTATTCGCCTAGGTGACGAACCAAAGAAACAGCGTGCTAAGAAATCAAAAGGTGCACAGACAGTAGTTGTAGAAAAGACTTCTGAAATTGTTGATGAAGTTAAACAACCTACAATTGTTATTACTGAGCAAACAAATGTAACTACTTCTAAAGACTCATTGGTGCAATCCGAAGATATTTCAGAAAATATAGGATCAGCTTTAGATAGTGCGATTGTTATTACAGAACAACCTTATGTGTCTTCACCTGAAGATTTTTTAACTCAGCCTACACCTGAGCAAGAAAAAAACAATGAGTATCAGCAAACCCTAGATACTCTTCTACAGCGTGTAAAAGAGTCAAAAACACCTGCAGAAGTAAATGCGGTTTATCGTTATACCCGCACATGGGATGACGAACAAATGAAGCCTATCCTTCTCGCCACTCACAAACGTCTTGAAGAGCTAGAAAAAGAAAAGGCATCTGCTAATGAGCCACCCTCTTTAATGGTTCAAATCCAAACTGCACCAGACCTTACAACGCTAGATGCTTTGGAAATAGACGTGGCTGCACGAGATCCGCAGATTCAACCGAAGCTAATGGGGTATGTGAGAAAACGCCGCTATGAATTAGAGAATCCTACACCTACTCAACAAGAATCTACCCCTGATTATTTATTAGTGGACGGTTTCTAACATGAAAGATCAGTACAAGAAAGTGAGCCAAAAACACATGCTTGGTTTTATGTACTACTTGCAATTGCTGGGCTACGTAATAGTCCGGCAAGGCATGGACCAAGCAATGTTTCTAACAAAGCATTATGCGGTACCAGTTGCTTGGCGGCGCATAACGATCGACTATCACAACCGATTAAATAAACCTGCCCAGCAGCTTTATAAAGAGTTTGTTGAGTGGACTAAAGAAGAATATTTGAGGGCTTAGGTAATGATTGATTTAAAAACAAAACAAGCTTTTTGGTCTGAACAATTACCTTTCTTTAAAGAAAAATATTGGATTCCCGGACATCTAGATGTACTCGAATTTGATATGAATGCTGGTTGTTTTGATATTGCTGAAGGCGTCAAAACTGATCTAAGTGAAGAAGACCTTTTTGATGTTTACCATCGTGTAAATAGTGGTTGGGCAATGTGGAAAAAAGCCGTGAATTTCATGAAATCCAAAGTTCCAACGTGGATTAGCGTGAATGATGAATTGCCACCTACTGACATAATGGTACTTATTTGTTGGGCAGATGCTCCTGATGTCACCCCAGAACAAGACTATATGACTATTGATGAGGATTTAAATAGCGTATGGGCAAACTATCAAAATGATCCACCTTCACATTGGATGCATTTTCATAGTGTGCCAAACGTATCGGGAGCTGAACAATGAGCATAACACTTAGCGGTCATCAACTAAAAAGCCTTCTCGAATTTGTAAATCCAGATGGTGAGAAAGATTTAGATCAACTTGATACTGAACTAACAATTAAATTCTTTGAAGTTGGCCACAGTGGAAAAGGCTATTACTTTTGGATGACCGAATATCCAGAAGAAGGTGCAATGAAGTTGGATATTGAATCGGGAGCTGAGGGATGAGTGAAAAAGCATTTAAAGATTTAAAAATTCGCTTCCATTTGGCTATTGGTGTGGCTAATGGCGATCGTGAGGACTTTGGGAAATTATCGGATTGGATCGAAGAAGAAAACTGGGAAATGATGGATGAGGAAGAGCAGAAAGATACTCTTTCAGAAATTGCAGAGGAATGGGCGCAGCAGTATTTAGATTTAGGAGCGACAGTTGAATGAATGCACAAATTTTAGATCCATGCTGCGGCTCAAAGATGATGTGGTTTGATCGTCAAAATCCAAATGTAGTATATGGTGATATCAGAAAAGAAGAACATACATTGTGTGATGGTCGTTCTTTAGTGATTGAACCGGATGTGATGATGGACTTTCGCAACATGCCTTTTAATGATGGCCAATTTACTTTAGTTGTGTTTGACCCTCCTCACCTGGTGAAAGCAGGAAAGCAAAGTTGGCTAGCCGCCAAGTACGGGAAGTTGTCAGAAGATTGGCGCGAAGATATTCGCAAAGGTTTTGCAGAATGCTTTCGTGTGTTGGCCAATGGTGGTGTTTTAATTTTCAAATGGAATGAAACACAAATCAAAGTTAGTGAAGTTTTAGCGCTCACAGATCAAAAACCATTGTTTGGCCACATTAGTGGAAAGCGCAGTAACACACATTGGATTACTTTTATGAAAGCGGAAAGTAAGGAGGAGTAAATGGGACAAATAGTTAAAATAGAGGCTAGCATTCTAGAAAAGATTGTTGCTGTAGCTGAACGTATTGCTCAGTCAAAAGAAGAACGCCGAGTTGGTCGTGAAGAATTTGCACACATGCTCAATATCGAACCTGAAACTCTAGACGCTCGGATTCGTGAAGGCAGATACCAAAGGCCATACAAGGATGGGCGAAAAAGTTTTTGGTTATTGTCCTACGTGCAATCTGTCGTTACAGACACAAAAGAATCTGGTAAAGTAGCCACCTATTGA